TCAGCACTTGCCGCCGCGCTTCACGCCCCTGGGCATGAAGCGCGGCGGCAAGTGCTGAGATGATGGCCAGCCGTGGGATGGGGGACATCAACCCCTCCAAAATGCCCGGAGCCAAGCGCAAAAAGCGCCGGGATGACACCGATTTCACTGAGTACAAAGAAGGTGGAAAAGTCAATGCTGCTGGCAATTACACCAAGCCCGGTCTTCGCAAGAAAATCGTGTCCCAGGTGAAGGCAGCCGCAACCCACGGAACGGGTGCAGGCCAATGGTCAGCCCGTAAAGCACAACTTGTCGCCAAGAAATACAAGGCGGCTGGAGGAGGTTATCGTGACTGAAAAGAAAAAATCCAGTAAAGCTAGGTTTAGCACAGAGCCCGAATCGCTTGGCGGGGCGGATAGTCAAGGGACAGTTGACGACAATTTTGGCGTTAAAACAGGGGATAGTTATATCTACCGAACAAAGAACGGCAAAACCAACACTATGGGGTTTACACTGCCTGACGCTAAAGCTAAAGAGTATGCTTCCGAATTGCAACGCGAAACTCGTGGCATGAAAAAAGGCGGCACGGTCTCCGCTTCCAAACGTGCAGACGGAATAGCGCAACGCGGTAAGACGCGGGGTGTGATGAAGTGAAAGCACCGCAGACTTCCCTTAAAAACTGGGGTGACCAGAAATGGCGCACCAAGTCGGGGAAGCCTTCGTCAAAAACGGGTGAGCGGTACTTGCCAGAAGCGGCAATCAAGGCGCTCAGTCCTTCTGAGTACGCAGCAACCACCAAAGCCAAACGGGCAGGTAAGGCGGCAGGTAAACAGTTTGTGGCGCAACCCAAAAGCATCGCAAAGAAAACAGCGGGGTACCGATAATGGCAGGCGGAGCAGGAAGTGCAGGCGGTTCAGGCGGCATGGGGCAACAACCCATGGGCAACGCATCGGCGCAGCCGGGTGGGGGCGTCCCCTCTTACGCGCAGCCGTACATGAACAACTTTGGTGGGGGCATGGGCAACGCATCTGCGGGCGGCTTTCAAGGGGGAAGCCCATTTGGCATGCAGCAACAACAGCCGTATGGTATGCAGCAGATGCAGAACCCGTTTGGTGGGCAGCAACTGGGGCCTAACCAAAGTCCCGGCTATGGGATGAATCAATTTCAGCAGCAGCAACAGCCCAATCAACTCCAATCTTTTGAGCAGTATCGTGCGACGCCACGTATGCAAGATCAGCAGTTTCGTTCTCGTGAGCAACAGTTGCAAGAAGACCAAAAAGGCTATGAGGCATACAAAAACAATTTTGGTCAGCCGCAAGGGCAGCAACAGTTGCAAAACCCAAACGGGCCCTTCCAACCAACGCCAATGCAAATGCCGCAACCAATGGGCCAGCGCCCTGCGTACATGGACAACCCTGACTTCCAGGCGTACCAGAAGCAGGAGCAAGACCTTGGGCGGCAGATGAACGAGTACATGCAAAAAGCCCCTATGTTCCAGCAAATGCAAGACTTGCAGGGCAAGATGCGGGGGATGGCCCAACCCCAGCAAGGACAAATGGGACAAATGGGACAAATGGGACAAATGGGACAAATGGGACAAATGGGACAAATGGGAAACCCATACGGCAACATTGACCAGATGCAGCAACAACGGAACATGCAAGACCAAACACGGCTACAGTCCGCGTGGCAGCAGGCTACCCAAGAGGATGCTAGACGCGGTATGACTGTGGATATGCCACCACCACCAGGAACATTTGGGGACATGCGGGCGGCTGTAATGCCACAGCAACCCGGCTCAGAGCAGGTGGCTTCAGAAATCGGTATTGGTGACTTTATGCGACGGCAGCTTCCCGGCCCCCGTATAGACAACAGGATGGGCATGCCTGATTTTGGCGGTCGTGGCGGATACGGCGGTGGTCGTGGCGGATACGGCGGGGGTCGTGGCGGTTACGGTGGTGGGGGCGGCTACGGCGGACGCATGGGCGGTGGTGGATACGGCGGTCAAATGGGTCTGCAAGGCTTGGCGTCGATGTTGCAAGGACGGCGTGGGGGCTTTTAATCATGGCAGTTACCTCTGGACAATCAGGCTTTAACCTTGACCTCACTGAGCTGGTCGAGGAAGCGTTCGAGCGTGCGGGTTCAGAAATGCGCACGGGGTATGACCTGCGAACAGCGCGTCGGTCCCTTAACTTACTGTTTGCTGACTGGGCCAACCGTGGCGTCAACATGTGGACGTTTGAGCAGGGGACGATTACCCTGACACAAGGACTGAACACCTACGCCGTTCCAACGGACACCGTTGATCTGCTTGACCATGTGATCCGCACCAATGCCAACATCCTGTCCAACCAAGCGGACTTGACCATCACGCGCATCAGCGTGTCCACCTACGCAACCATCCCCAACAAGCTCAATCAAGCCCGGCCTATCCAGGTCTGGTATCAGCGCCTGGACGGGCAGGTGGCCACCACCGCTTCGACGTTTGTGTCCCAAGACCTCACTGCGGCAACGATCACGTTGAGTTCGGTTGTTGGGCTTCCCGCAATTGGGTACGTGGACATCGTGGCCACAGGTGGCACAGAGACTGTGTTTTACAACTACATTTCAGGAAATACCCTGAGTAACGTGTTTCGTGCGCAAAACGGCACGACCCAACAGACACCCGTTGCAAGCGACCCCGTCCGCGTCAACAACACCCCCCGTGTCACTGTGTGGCCCACACCTGATGGCTCCCAGACCTACCAGTTTGTCTACTGGCGCATGCGCCGGGTGCAAGATGCTGGCGGTGGCGTGAACGTCATGGATGTTCCCTTCCGCTTTATCCCATGTATGGCAGCAGGACTGGCCTACTACATTGCGCTCAAGATTCCTGGTGGCATGGAGCGCCTGGGCGTGCTCAAACAACAGTATGACGAAGCCTGGATGTCGGCTGCGGATGAAGACCAAGAACGTGCGTCCCTGCGGCTTGTGCCCAGGCAGATGTTCATTGGGGGTACGTAATGGGTAACAGGTTTGCGTCTGGCAAGAACTCAATTGCGGAGTGTGACCGTTGCGGGTTTCGCTTCAAGTTGACCACGCTGCGCAAAGAAGTTGTCAAGACCAAGGTATATGATCTCAAGGTGTGCCCCCAGTGCTGGGACCCAGATCAGCCACAGTTGCAACTGGGTATGTACCCGGTGGATGACCCGCAGGGGATACGAGACCCAAGGCCCGACATCAGCTACAAAGTGTCTGGTCGCACAGGTCTGCAAATTGAGCTGACCAACAGTTCGGCGGCTGACGCCCAAGGGATTCTCAGCGGGGGCAGCAGGATTTTTCAGTGGGGCTGGACTCCTGTTGGGGGCTCAGTATTTTTTGATGCCGCTTTAACACCAAATAACTTGGTTTTGGGCGTGCAATTGGGTACAGTTACGGTAGTAACGACATAAGGAGTCGAAGATGGACAAGAAAGACTTGGCACAAGACAAGAAGATGATCGCAGGCGCGGTGCATAAGCATGAGAAAAAGCTGCACCCTGGCAAGCCCATGACCAAGCTTAAGGCTGGCGGCAAGACCAACGGCGATATGCTCAAATACGGGCGCAACATGGCCAAGGTCATGAACCAGCGCAGTCCTGGTCGTGGAGGCTGATATGGCAACCTACACGCAACCAACCAAAGTAGCCAACGTAATTGTTGGCGAAGAGCCAGCCAAAGAGACGATGCGCAAAGCAAACGTGTCTGTGGCCAACACACGCAGCCAAGACTACCCACCCATGAAAACTTCGGGTATCGTGGTGCGCGGCGGTAAAGCGCAGACCAAAGGCAAGATGGCCAGAGGCCCGATGGCATGAACTACACCGAGTTGTACAACACAATTCAGAGCTACACCGAGAATCAGTTTCCCGATGTGTACCTTGCAAGTGGGGGTACTGTGTCTGCAACGACACAGATTAATACTTGCATCACGCAGGCTGAACAACGTATATACAACTCGGTGCAGTTCCCCTCGCTGCGTAAGAATCAATCCACCCCAATCACCATAAACAACAAGTACGTGTCTTTGCCCGACGACTTCTTGTCTGTTTATTCTTTGGCGTTGGTGACAGGTGTTACGGGCGCTAATTTAGATACGGGCACGTATGAGTATTTACTCAACAAAGATGTGAACTTCATCCGTCAGGCATACCCAAATCCAAATGACACAGGAGAGCCAAAATACTACGCTTTGTTTGGCCCAACAATTGTCAGTTCGGCAATTACAAACGAGTTGTCTCTTATTCTTGGCCCTACACCGGATGCAACATACTACGTAGAGTTGCACTACTACTATTACCCTGAATCCATCACCACAGTGGCTTCTGGCCAAACGTGGCTTGGTGACAACTTTGACAGCGTGTTGTTGTATGGTTCTTTGGTTGAGGCGTACACCTTCATGAAGGGTGAGCAAGACCTGATCGCTTTGTATGACGGCAAATACAAGGAAGCGCTTGCATTGGCACAGCGTCTGGGCGATGGGCTGGAGCGTAGCGATGCGTACCGCAGTGGGCAGTATCGGCAATCGCCCCTGCCCCAGAATAGTGGGGTTCGCTGATGGCGTTCACGGGCAACTACAGTTGCAACACACTTCGGTCAGGGCTGGTGAACGGCACAATTAATTTTGTGTCGGACACGTTTTACTTGGCGTTGTACACCAATGCCGCCACACTTGACCAGAACACCACTGCATACACTTCGGCGGATGAGGCGTCTGGCGGCAATTATGCCCCCGGCGGTCTGGTGGTAACAGCCACCATCGGTACCGAACTTGCTTCTTCTGGAAGCATTGTGTTCATCAACTTTTCTTCGCCGTCTTGGACGGGCGCAATCACTGCCAGGGGTGCGTTGATTTACACTCCGGGGGCCAACGGCGCTGTGTGCGTCTTGGACTTCGGGTCTAACAAAACATCCAGCGCAACTTTCCCCGTGACGATGCCTGCGAACACCAGCACATCGGCACTCATTCGACTTGTTTAAGGAGCAAATATGCTAGTAACCACGACAAAAGGCGACATGGACGACACCCTGCTTGAAAAGCGGGAAGGAACCGTGGATAATGACAACGAACAAACTTCTTGGGTTGAGTATTGGCTGGAAGGCGAATTGGTTCACCGTTCTGCTCATGTGACTCTGAAAAAACCGCCAACTTTTGCTGGTGGCGAAACCGCTTCTTTTACATAAGGAAATATCATGGCAAACACCCAATCAATGTGTACATCGTTCCTTGGTGAACTGATGTCAGCCCAACATCAGTTTGGGGCTTCAACTATTGTTTCACGCACTAGTTTGACGTCTCCAACTGGGGATACATTTAAAGCGGCACTGTATTTGACGTCAGCCACTGTCAATGCTTCTACCACGGCTTACTCAGCCACCAATGAAGTGTCTGGCACGGGCTACACCGCAGGTGGTGTTACGGTGACGACTGCGACTGTGCCAACGTCAACCAACAGTTCTGCTACGGCAGGTGTAGGTTTTGTTACGCCTTCGGCTTCAATCACCTATACCACGGTGACTTTGACTACGGCGTTTGATGCAGTGTTGATCTACAACTCAACTC